TTTTTACTTCTTTATATGAAGGAGTGAATTTTTTAATAGCATCTATTAGTAAGTCTTCTTTAGCTTCTTTTTTGATAGCTGCTTCTGCAACTTTCTTCCAATATCTAGATTCACCTTTATAGGTTTCAATTTTTCTAGCCATTTTGATATGTGCTTCAGGTGTGAAGTCTGTTTCCATATCTTCCATGTCTTCTGATCGCTCTTCATCAAGTAACTCTACTTCTCTATCGTACCACTTCTGTAATGTGGTCCTGTGTATTGTTATACCCCATCTATCTTCTACCCATCTTGCTAAAGCACTCCATGTCGCTCCTGCCATTTTTCTCTTTACTATCTCTTCTTTTGCTTCTTCTGGTATGACGAATGTTGTCATTGTCTTTGCTCCTACTTAATTTATTAACTTTCTGGATCAGGTATTCTCCTATTTGGCGGATTCCTATATCCATTTTTATCAGGTCTAGGACTTCTTGGAGTCCCATACTGTTTCTCTACTTGTGGTGGTGGGTTTTCTCTCCTACCCTCTATCTCTTTTTTATACATGCCTAGAAAGGGCATATTTACTATTTTAGCATCTTTTTTGGTTTTCGACCAATCAGTCTCCATCTTTTCCATTTTTGGTACTACTTTGACTCCGTACTTAGATGGGTTTGCTTTAAAATCTTTATTGAACTCACGTGAAGCATCTATAAATCTATTTAAACTTTCTGCTTGTTCTAGCATGTCTGCCTCATACATTTCTTGTGTTACAACTTCATCATCTTCTTTGTTAAGTTGTATTCTAACATCATTTAACATCTTAACGATATGAGTACTAAATTTAGATAGGTTAATACTTTGATCAACTTTTAATGTACCATCCTTAGCTTCTTTTATTCCAAAGGCTCTATTTTCAGCATTTTTAGTTCTAGCTTCCATAAATTCTTCCATATCTCTCTCTTCGTCAGGAGTTTTAATAGATGCATCAGGAGTAAGTCCCCCCGTTCTTCCTAAATGATATTTTGTTTTAGTAAGTGGTACTAAGTCTAAAGTTTTTTGTTCAGTATCTTCTAACCACTTGTCTAATTTATCTGGACCACTAGCTTTCTTTTTTCTTTTTTTATTCTCTTCAATCTCTTTTTTACTATTTTTATTTTTCTTTTTAGAGTCTTTACCACCATATGTATCAGTAAATATTCCGGGGTCAGATGCAACAGCGACTATATCTCCCGCTCCTGAGTCCGCTCCTCCAAAATCTTTATATAATTTTTCTACGCTAGATTTCTTCTTCTTTTTTTTCATGGCTAAAATATGCCCTACCCTAGCTTTTAAATGGGATAGAGCTGCCTGTGTTTTTTCTGTGTCTACAGAATTACTAGCTTGATTTTTATGGTGTTGAGCTGCTTTTCTATGATAATTAGATCCAGTATTTTTAGGATGATGTATGGCTTTTACCCCATTGTCATAATAATAAATGGTAGTTCCATCAGGTTTTATTTCTCTATGGTTATATGAATGATCTTCATACTCATCAGGTTCATTAGGTGTTCTTGGTTTAGCTGATTTTGGTAAAGATTTATACTTGCCATCCTTTGGCATAAAATTTTTTCTAGCCATTATTCATCGTCCTCATCGTAATCTTCTACGTTTACAGCTTTTGGTTTAGAACTTCCGTCACCAGTTTCATATTGATATTGATCTCCCATATATTTCTTACCCCCTGCTTCAGAGAACACTGGGTTTCCAAAGTATGCCTTTTCTATACTATTTATCCCAGACCCGCCTAAGTGTCCTGTATAGTCCTCACCAGCATTAGAGAACCATATCTTGCTTCCATCTGCTGATACTTGTTTAATAATGGGATAAGCATACCCTTGCTCGGCTAAACTATCTATCCATGTAGATGTTCTTACACCTTTGCTTAAATCAGGATTTTTAAATTTAGAAGTTTTTAAATTCTCGAATCCTCTGGGAGTATCTGGTACAGATTTTTCTACCACAACAGGTTCTTCTTGCGAACCTTCGTCCCGTTCTTGTTCAGGTTGTTCATCCTTTTCCTGTCCTTGTTCAGATTGTTGTTCAGATTGTTGTTCAGATTGTTGTTCATTACCACCCATAGTTGCTTGAGCAGCTTGTGCTTCCATCATAACTTTTTGTTGAGCTGCTTGTTGTTCAGCTTGCTCTAAAGCTAGTGCTTGTTGCTCACCTTGTATTTTCGCTACTGGTACAGCTTGCCCAGTCACTACGAAGTCAAGCTCATCAATCTTTGCTTTATTACCATTTAGAGCGACATCAAATCCCATGTTTAACATTTGCTGTGCAATTGCAGCTCTTTGTTGTGATTGTGCTATTCTTGTAGCTTCTGCTTTTTCTTCGGGGTTAGGTAATATCATTTTGTAATCTGAAATACCGAAGTTATCTATAATAGCCCTGAATATTTTCTCCATAATTTGACGTTGATCTCTTTCAACAACTCTACTCATCACAGTTAATTGTGTAGTCTGTTGTGTTAATCCACCAAATGAATCAGGTGCTCCTTGGAATACTGGGGACACACCCCATAAAGCAGAAACTCTTTCTCTAATTTCAGCTCTTACAGGTAAATAATCCATCTCTTGTAGTGTGTGGAATAGTCTTACCATATCTACTCTACCTCTATTTGTTCTAGATGATACAGCGATCATTGGTATGTAGTTAGGATCTTGTCTTGTTTTTGCAGCAAGCGATTCACGCTCCCTTTTTAAACTCTCAGGATCATCTGTAGTTACCATAACCATAGATGCGGGCATTTTTCTTTCAAAGAAATACCTATATAAGTTTCTATCCATACCAATTAAGGTTAGAGCTTTTTCAAATATTGTTAAAATAGGCGACCAACCATAAGTCTCAGTCGGATTAAATTTAGATAGGTGTACAATCTCACTATCTAAAAAGTAATGTACTTCTGTTCTATATAAATATCTATACATAGCAGGTTGCATTTGTTGCTTACAGTCTTCTTCAGGACATTGTTCTGGAGATTCTTTTATTTGTTCCCTATGTATAGGGCAGAAAAAGTGTGAGTTTTTTGGTAATCCTGTTTCATCTAAGTCAAATTCTATAAGTGCGGGATTAATTCTCCTAATTTCAGTCACTCTAGAAGTTAATTTTCCATCACCATTATCATAATATTCTTTTGCAAAGTATAAGAAAGCGTCATCAACTGTATTTAAATCCCAGTGAAACTGTCGTAAAACTTCTTCAAGTCCTTGATCAAATACATTACAATCATCTAAAAAGCTTTTAAGTCTGTCTAATTGACTTTCATCAGGATCTTCTTTAGTGGGTTCAAACGATATACCCCGCCTAAATACTTCCCCAGTAATATGCATTATAGGGGCTCTTAATTCCTCACAAGTATACGCCACAGTTTGTAAATCTTGGATAAGTTGTTTTCTATATGCAAGTTGATTTCGTACATATGTGTTTACTATGTAGTCAACACCAAATGTCGGTCCAGTACCTGTGTCTCCAGCAGCTTTGCTTAACTCCATCATATCGCCAAACATGTCTATCTGAGACCCTAATTGCCCCATTGTTTTAGCCATTTCAGGAACTTCTGGAAGATAATCTCCTAATTTCATACTTATTCCTTAGTTACTTCAACACTATCTATAGCTACTATTTTCGCTATTGTGTTTATTGCATGTTGTTTTAACCCTGCTTTTTCCTCATGTGTAACTGTAGTAGCAGGAGTAGTTTCAATTTGTATTTTTAGTTTATCGTTCTCTTCTTTTAATTCAGCCACTTGATCCGCTAAAGCATCGTTCTCCATCAAAGCTGCGTTTTGTAGCACCCCTAATCTTGTCGCTTCTCTAACTAAAGCTAGAAACCCACCTTCCGATAAAATAGTTACTGCATCACTCGCGTCATCTATTTCATCTTGTGGATCTAATTTAGTTAAATCATTGTGCCAAGTGTCGAGAACTCTCCAAGTTCCAGCATTATCTTTTTGTGCGACATACTGTTCTTGTCTGTCTCTTAACATATTACCTATAGGCATATCTTTTCTCCTACTATTATTATACTATTTTTTACTAAAACTGTGAATTTATGCTATATGACAAGCACTCCACCCACATGTTTTACATGTTTCACATCCTGATTCCATAACTACTTTAGCTGAATCACAGCAATCATAATCTTCTTGAAGAACTTCTGTATCATCAAAAAAACTAAGTTGTGTTTCTAATGCTTTTTTTTCTTCAGTTTTATGGGCAGTTACTAATACTTCTTTATCCCTGCTACCAGCTCGGTATACTGTAATTCCTTTACATTTAGTTTTCCAAGCTAGCATATAAGTTGTATACACATCTTCTATTGTAGCATCATTTGCGAAATTTATCGTCTTAGATATACCAGAGTCACAATGTTCTTGGAAAGCTGCTTGCATTCCTACATGTGCTTCAGGTGATATTTCAGGTGCTGTTGTATATATTTCTTTTATTTCATCGGGTACTTCAGTTCTATCTTTAAGAGATCCACCCTCAGATAGATATTCCATAAGTTCTCCTGAATAAAACCCCATTTCTTTAGCATCTTGTTCAAAATATTTATTTACATAATAGAGTGTTTCACCTTCTAATATATTCATCTTTCTATATGCTAGTGAAAACAATGGTTCTACCCCACTAGATGCGTCAGCAAACATAGATATAGTTCCTGTAGGAGCTACAGTAAGTCTACAAGCATTCCTATATTTTTCATCCTCACCATAATCACTGTTATCCCATGCAGGGAAAGTACCTCTTTCTTCTGCTAAGTCCATAGACGCTTTATCCGCATGAGTTTTTAAAAACCTCATTATGTCAGATCCTATCTTTCTACCTTCTGTAGAACCATAAGAAACTCTAAGTTGTGTAAGCATGTCCGCAAATCCCATAATACCTAAACCTATTTTTCTTGTAGCTTTAGTCATTTTTTCTATTTCTGGAGTTGCGTATTTATTAGCATCAATTACATTATCTAAAAATCTTGTGGCTGTTGTAATAGTATTTCTTAGTTCATCCCATTTAATATATGGTTTTACTTCTTTAGTATGTACGAAGTTAGCTAAGTTAATAGATCCTAAATTACAAGATTCATTTCCTAATAGTGGTTGTTCTCCACACGGATTGGTCGCAACCATTTCACCATACTCTGATATTACATGATTGTCTTTATTTACTTCATCTAAAAAGATCATACCCGGCTCACCGTTTCTCCAAGCACCATATACCATCTTGTCAAATACTTCCCGTGCATTTAATTCACCGACTATTTCTTTACTCTTTGGATTAATCAAATGGTAATTAAGGTTAGCTTCTACTGCTTGCATAAAATTAGAGTCTACACCAACAGATATATTAAAGTTGTGTATGTCCCCCTCTACTTTTTTGCAGTCTATAAATTCTAGTATATCTGGATGGTATACTGACATCACTGCCATATTAGCCCCATCTCTTTTACCACCTTGAGTAATCATAGATGATACTCTTGATAGTGTTTGTAATACTTGTATTGGACCACATGCAATACCATGCGTAGTTTTTATCCTATCACCTTTCGGTCGTAATTTACTTAGAGCAAACCCTGTGCCCCCACCAAACTTTTGCACCATAGCGATGTCGTGGGCAGCTTTCATTATATCTTCCATGCTATCTTCAAGAGGTAGTACGAAACAAGCAGACAATGTACCTTGTTCAGTTCCAGCATTCATAAGTGTTGGAGAGTTAGGTATAAAATCTAATGATGTCATCATGTCATGAAACTCTTTACTAGTTAACTCTATATCAGCATCTGATTTACCATATAATTTTTCAGCAGATGCAATAGCTTTTGCTACTCTTTCTAATAGTGTATTTGCATTTTCTTCAGGCGAGCCTGATGCATCTTTTAAATAATATCTTTTTGACGCTACTGTCTCTGCTTGTTGTGTTAACGTGACCAAAATAAACCTCCTATGGTTTCTACGATTTTTTATAATTACAGTAAAGACACAAACCCCTAGCAGGTACCCATAATGAAGGACCACAGACATCCTCTGTACAATCTGGATTGGGAGCTTTTAAGTTTTTGCTATTATCATTATACACCTTTTTATCAAAATCAATTAACTTTTCGGGTTTATTTTTGTCCATATTCTGATGTTTTAACGATGGTTCTACACCATGTACAAATTCCTGCAAATCACCTACAGCTTGTATGTTAAAAATACCTGTTTCATATGCTGCTTGTAGTGCCATTCCTATAGAAAAAAAAGCGTCTCCATGTCCCATAGGAGTTTCTGGAGCTTTTAATTCGTTATTAACTGAGAGGATTTGTTCACGTTGTCTATGATCACGTATAAGTTTTAGATTACCTGAGTGTACATATTCTTCAAATATATGTGCCATATTATTTTTAGATTTTAAAGTAAATACTAATGGATACCATACTCTATTTAAACCCCTATCTTCTAACTCACCCCGTGTATTATCAATGTATCCTTTTGTAATCCCAAAGTTTGTAGCGGCTTCATTTAAATATTCTATTTGATCAGAGTAATCCCAGCCATCTAACCATGATTGATGTATTTGAGTAACTGTTTCTCCGTCTCTTCTAAACACAACTAAGTGTGATGGGTGTCTTTTCTTACCTACGTCAAATCCTGCGAATACATCTACATCATCTTCAATACTATGTTTTACCATAGATGATAAAGATTTTAAATTAATCTCCTCACACTTTTCAATATCTTCAGAATCAAAATACGCCTCTGTATTAAAATGAGGTTGTAGTAAAAACTCTGATGCAAATGATTTAGGTTTTGCTTTTTGCTGTTCTAATAACCATTTTTCACTATACAATTCTGGCATGAGTACTCTTCTACCCGGTTCTGGATCAAGTGCTGGCATTTTTCTTGTTACGAATCTATCATCTTTTTCTAGCACTGTTAATAAATCACCGGGCATCATAGGGGTACCTACTATTACTACAGGTACACCTTGATTAGGTATGAAAAGAGATTCTGTTAAAAAATGATCTTCAATCTTATTCATTTGCCCTAATGCGAGTGGGCTCTCTGGGTCTTTTAGTATGTCATCTGCAATCAATGCCCCATTAACGTGCATACCTCTTTTGAAAGAAAACAATCCCCCATGTAGTATTTCTGCACTACCCCCATTACCAGTGTCATATCTGAAAGTGAAATCAGCTTTTGGAGCTCTATTAGTCAGCATGTCTTTTAGTATAGGGTTACGATTAACCTCTTTGTTTATTTCAGAGATATGATACTTTGCCATAGTATCACTGTAAGATAAATATAAAATATTAGCACTTCCTTGTATTTTTAACATTCTCCAAATACTAAATGCGTGTCCTAAAATAGTAGATTTAAAATGTGCTCTAGGTAGTATGGCTAAATAATTTAATTTATCTTCAACACATTTTTCCACTTCTTCACAAAGCACTCCTACATGCCAAGCTTTAAAATACTCAGGATGTTCAAAACCCTCAGCCCATATATCTCTAGTAAACTCCCAAAAACTACCTATTTTATATTTATTACTTTTAAGTAGCCCCTCAGCTATCATTTCAAAAGCTTTTTCATAAGTAGTTAAATCATCCTTCTGAGTCATGTTCCCCCAATATAGTCTTCATTTTCACAGCAATTCTAGCGACTAGACTCTGATCTTCTATTTCCTCTACTAAAACTTGTATTAAATCTTGCACAAACTTTAAACTAACTAATCCTTTGGCAGTATCTCTTTGTCCTTGTAAGCCAACTTCAGCAGCTTTTACAGCATCGAACGCTCTTTCAAACTCTAAACCTTGTAACTCGTTCATAGCTTTATCTTTTATTGAACCATATAAATCAAAGTGTTCTTCTGTAAGTCTTGCCATACTTATCGATTCTTTATTCTGCATTCTTTCTATAGCCTTAGCTTTTGTTTGAGCTAATTTGTCTTTCCAATCATCTTGCCTTATCCAAGCATATATTGTTTGCTCACTCATAACAACTCTTTGTTCGGCGTTTACTTGTTGCGATATCTCTTTAGCAGAGAGTTGATCTGTTAAATATAATTTAAATGCACGTTCTTTCGCGGCTTTAGGTAATTTTTTAGGCATTATATATACGCAGCATTAGACCAGCCACTATCAGCGTTTCCTGATTCAATGCTTCCTCCATGTGGGCTTCCATCTGATTGTAATAACTTACTAAAATCCATGCCACCCTTGTTTTTATTACCAGCAGCGTTAAAACATTCGGGTACTTTGTGTTTTACGCCACCTGCAGTTTTTAATTCTTTAAATTTTATACCTATTTCAGCTCTACTGCATATACCTTTTATCATAGCATCTTTTGGACCAAGAGGTTTATACTCAGGGTTTTCTAATAAAGTTGCTATAGTTCGTTTAGCTCCTTCAGGTTGTACATTATGTATGCATTTGTAGTAATCACACCACACAACCTTAGCGTATTTAGCTTTAAACTCTTCTGCAGTCATACCTTTCGGTAATTTATCTTCTACTTTGTTATCTTTTATTGTAGGCTTGTCATAAAAGTATGTTTTGTTTTTATTACCTGTAGTCTTTTTGTATCCTCTAGGTGCTGCCATCTCTATTATCCTTTACTGAGTATAGTGCGATGCAAGCTGCATCAGCATAATCTTGCTCAGGGAAGTTATCTCCCCACTTTTCTATCGCGTATTTTAGTATATCATCTTTTGTAGCTTTTCCGCTACCTATTACTTGTTTCTTCCATGTACCATTATCAACTAATGTTGTAGGTATATCACTTAAACATAATGCTCCCCAAACAGCTCCAACCACTTCAGACAAAGTACGCACTACATTTCTATTCTGTGCGAATATTGGCTCTTCGATTACGGCATAATCTACAGTATCTATATTGATATCTTCTACTAATGTCTTAGCAAAGTTATCCATTAATTCTGAAAATCTCTCTTTAAATGGTTTACTATTGGTACAACCTGCTTTGTAAATTTGAATTAAATTTTCATTCTCATCTAATACAACAATATGAATTGCTTTACTAGATGTATCTAGACCTAAATATTTCATAGTTCTATTGTAGAGGTATATCTTCTTTAGTGACTTGCCTAGATGTCATCTTATCATACATTATATCTTCTAGTAGATCTCTTTTAAATACAGCTATAGTTGCTCCCACACCTACTGCAAGTGCCCCTACTACTGGTAAACTTTTTACTATTCCCTTTGCTACTTCTTTACTTGTCATTATATCTCCTTTAATTTATTATTTTATTCTCCCTCTAGAATTTTCATGCCTAAAGCGATTATACCACCGATAGTTGCTGTAGATACTTCGGGCATATTTTGAAATAAACCGACTACAGATAAAGTAGTAAGACACGCTATTGATAAAAATATTTGTGGTCTGAATTTTCCCATATTAATCTAAGTCTCCTATTTATATTATACTAAGTTTTAATCAAATCTAGCAGTCCTTAGTGATACAACTCTAGATACTGTATTCCAACATTGTGTATATAGTCTAAGCCTGCCTTCTTCGTATACTTTAGCAGCTTCCATCTCAGTTATTTTTTTAAATAACTCCCCTAAAAATTTATTACTACCCATAATAATACCCCGTGCTTCATCTCTTGTAGGTTTTTTACCTTTAGCATTCTGTATTACTTCTGCAAAAGCTACGTTATAACCCTCATCAAATTGTGCTTTCATAGCACCGAGTTTCATTTCATGGGTTGCTACCACTTGTTCTAATATAGCTTTATTACCACCATATACTGACATAAACATTGCTAACTCTTTATTATTAGCCGTAATCACATCAGCAAAATCCAAGTCTTTATCCGCGTCTTGACTTATCTTAACCCAAGGTATAGGATGTTCTTTACGTTCTTGTTTCGCATAGTCTATAGCATTTTGATAAGACCATTTATCTGTCATTATGTCCTCCTATTTTTACATTTACAATACCACATACCCGTGCATTCTTCGGGTTCTATAGTCATTGTCATTATTTTTTTACATCGTTCCAGTATATCATCCCACATCTTTTTATCTCTGTCAACTTTAAATGCTTTTAAGTGCTGGTCATTTTTATTTTCATACATAACCACACCGTAATCTCTGTCAGTTAAATTAAGATATATCTGTAACTGTATCATATGCTCATGTTTAGGAGCTTCTTTTAGTTCATGAAAATCCTCACTCTTTATAGTTTTAAGTTCTAATAAAGCGTCTTTATGTTTATCATGTTTAATTATAAAGTCTATTCTACCTGATATAGGTGGATCTTCAATTCTTACAGATACTTCATCATCAATGTATAACTCAGCTTTTTCTAAATACTTTTTCATACGTCCCTCAAAAGTCCCGCCATGATCAAATATTCTTTTAATTCTACCGTCTATCTCATCCCAATCTAATAAACCATTGTAAGCCATATATAAATATCTATCACAAGGATTACCGAATACAGACGGATAAAATTTACCTTTGCTCGGAGGTCTGTTCTTATATGATATAGCGTTATCAATTGATTTTAATAACCATCTATCTTGATTTTTTGTTCGTTTTATAGTTTTAGTTTTACCTAAACTATTTATAGCTTCAATTCCTGACATATTTTTGCCTTTATATCTTTATATGTTTTTTCTTTGATGTGGCATATTTCATATCCTGCCTCTTTTAAATATTCATCTCTCATAGCATCTCTTTTTGCAAAGTGCCCAAAAGGACCATCTGCTTCTAGTATAACATTTATTTCTGTTAATATGAAGTCGGGTACATATTTACCTACAGGCGTTTGCCATGTGTATCGTAATCCTAGCTCGTCAAGCACTCTCGCTATCAGATTCTCCTGCAAGGTATGACTTTTTCGTGGCATCTACAAGCTCCTCATATTCTTTAGAGTCTTCTTTGAACCATGTAACAATTGCATTCATACCTCTAAAATTTGATGTTTTATAATAATACATAGCACCTTTTTGTTCAATGATGCCTTCTTCTAGTGCTACTCTAACATAAGTTTCTACCATATCTATACCACCATCAAACTTAAATGGTACTATTACTTGTTCAAATTTCTCTCCACCAAACTTATCTTTTAATAATCTAGCGTTTATTTCAAACCCCATTCTATCTGACATATTCTTTGAACCACTTTTACCCGGTTTAGTTAACCAAGAACCTCTAGTAAAATGCATGCAACAGTGTGAAAAGTATTTTTGACCTTCTCCACCCGGCATTGTATCCATCATTTGTACATTACCCATGGTTCCTCTAGTTTGATTGATAGCGACAAAAGCCCCACCGTGTTTTAATTCAGGTATAAGTCTCATCAACATTTGATTCCAAGCTCTAGACTGCCATGCAATAGGACTATGACCTATACCATCTTCATGTGTAAAGATATCATTAGGCACTAAACCTGCTACACTATCTAAAACCACTATATCTGCTCCTGCTTGTAAAGAGTTTCTAGCAGCTTTGAACGCTTCTTCTGCTGTATCAGGGTCGTAAACTAATATTTCTTTAGTATTTAACCCACTCTTAGTCATCCAATCATTATCCCATGACTTTTCTAAATCAATCCATACAGCTACCCCACCTTCTTCCTGTACAGTTTTACATAGTTGTGATGCAACATAAGACTTACCTGATGAAAAACCACCGAATAAAAGAGTAAATCTTTTTCTAGGTATACCCCCCTTTGTGATTTTATCTAGTTGTGGAATATTAAAAGGTATCTTTGTATACTCAAAACTAGTATCATTACCTGTTGTAGCTTTTACTTTCTTATCGTTAAGTAACGTATTAAAAATTTCTTTTGATGTTGATTTCATTTTTCCCCTATTAGGTAAGATCAGTATCTGTTTCTATATCTTTATCTATATTTCGTTTTTGTATTGCTTCTGCCCATGCCATGCATACTGCTCCACATTGGATAAGCTCGTTGTATAACTTGTGTGTATTCTTTTCGTATACTTCTCTAGCTACTTCTCCAAACTCTTCTGCTAATATTACAGTCCAGAACTGATCTGTATGGTGCATCTGTTCACCCCATGTATCTTCCTGTGACTCTCTTTCAGCTAAAAATTGTTCGGTAACAATAGCTCTCACATGCTCAAGCTCCATCCTTCTTCTTACCTTTCTTTAGAATATTTCTAATTTCACCATCCACCTTATCATGTACTGCTTGATAGGCTTTATCTAAACTTAGTCCTGCTTCTTCTAATTGCTCATCTATTGGTAGTTCAGTATCAAGATCATGTATTTCCATATCCATCCTTGCATACTGGTTAGTTTCTAATGGACCTACTCTAAATGTAAATCCTAATTTAAGTCCCACTTTTGCCATTTTTTAGCTCCTTTGCTATTAGCATTTCTATATATTGCTTTGCTTTATATAAGTCTTTGATACCATCTTTATATTCCCACCTTGTTATATATTTTACCACATTTCCTGCAGCAAAACCCATGTCGTTATCATGTATATAATCAAAAGGTTCTATCTCCATGCGGTAATGTATTGGATTTATATCTTTATTTAAGTCTTCTGCATCACTTAAACCGGGTATTGTAATATCTTCTG